TGTTCTATAACTTCTTGAGCTGCTTCTTTAGTGGAAATATCATCCTCGTTAGCCATATTAATTATNATATTATTAATAGCTTCTCCATCTCCTCTACCTTCTTTTAATTTATTGCCTGCTGCTACTGCATCTTTATGAGCATTAGAGTTACCATGAGAAGATTTCTTTCCTGCTTTTTTCTTAGCATTTATATTGGCCCAAAGGCCTTCTTTATTAATCTTCTCACCGGCCTTAACTGCATCTTTATGTGCATTAGAATTTTTATGAGCAGGTTTTTCACCTCTAGCTTTTTTAGCTCTAATGTTAGCCCATAGACCTGGTTTTTTCTTTTCACCTAATACTTCCTTTATTGCTTTTAATATATCTAATTTATTCATAATTTATAAACTTATGTTTCTTTTGTCTAACTCTTGTTTTATAAGGTGTCTCTTTTTACTATAAGAACTACTTTTATACATCTCCTTTAACTCGGTTGACTTAAAACTTGATGGTGGAAAATGTACCATCATAAACTTATTAGTCATTTTACCTTTAGAGTCCTTAATATACTGTTTAGAAGATGGTTTTAACTTTATTGGCATGTTATGGTGTCATTTGGTCTTGATGCATTATTAACATCCTTATTATTACAGTTGCTAAAATACCAAAAATAATCCACAGTGCCCTATTAACTCCTTGCTTCCAATTTTGAAGTTCATTAAGTCTAATTACATTTTGATTGTATATTTCTGCTTTGGCTTCATGGTATATACGATTTTCAGTGTTTTTATTAGTATTTACAATTACTCCGTCGTCTGGGTTGAGTAGGGTAAATTTTAAATCGGATACATCGTCTTTCATTTTCTCAAAGTCTTTCGCCATCTGCTTCAACTCACCATTAGGCATATGTGTTTTAATATGCTTAATTTCTTTTAAGACTGAATCTAGTATTTCTTTTTGTGTCATTCTGTTAATGTAAAGTAGTGTAATTTATTATAAATAGATTACTGGACGTGTTTAGAAACTATATCAATATATGTCTGAAGATTCTTTAAAAGTTTTTGTTTTTGTTTAGCTGTATTACCGTTCCAATCTTCAACATCTCCTTGTTCTGTAACGTATGAACTTTCGTTGTCCATTAAAGCTAGAGTAAAGTCTTCTATTTCATTTAAGAAAGATTTAATATTACCTTGCATAAGTTTCTTTTCGTAGGCCTCAAATAATCCAGCTTCTCTTAAACTGGCTTCATAGTCAATAGTGCAGTCAAAGCAAAATCCGTGAATTTTATACATTTTTTTAGCTAAATGGTGTTTCATGGTGCCGTTACATTTAGGACAGGCAAGAGGTATTCTCACAGCTTTTTTAGCACTGTCTAATTTTGTAATATTCTGTTTAACGTTGTTTTTAATCGTCCAAGTCTTTCCACTTTCTTCCCAAATATCTCCTTCTATATGTTTGACATATTTTTTTTGGTAGCCTACTTGCTGTTTGGTTTTACCTGTAAAATCTTTATTAACTAAGTTTCTAACTCTTTGAACATCACTTTCTTTAAAGTCCTTTTTAAGTAGAGATTCATTCATAACCTAACTCTTTTAGTTTTTCTATAACGTGGTTAACGTTTCCGTTTTTGCACCTTATCGCTATACCACCTTTTGAAGCCCATTCGTCTACATTGGATGGTTTATCGTCAATTAATATACTATTTTCATTTGCAAATCTTTGCTTATCTTTTGAGTAGGAAAATATTACTTTAGGCTTAGGGTTTAAATTATTTTTTACCCATAAGTTTTTACCTAATCTAGAATTATTATCTCTAGAAGGAGAAGTAAGTAAATCTGGTTGGTAAGGTTTAATAAAGTCCCAAAGTTGTTTACCTTGAGGCATAAAGTCCATACCTATCCAAAACTTAACTCCAACTTTTACATCTATCAGTTCCCAAAAAGCAGGGAGACCGTATTTCTTTTCGTAATCTTGAGGGTGCATACCGCTATAATGTTCAAACCTAGCTTCAAAGTTGGTAAGTACTCCGTCCATGTCGCAGTAAATTTTATACTTTGGTTTGGGTTTTACTTCTTTAAGAGGGTAAGCCTCTAATAATTCTACTATACTTCTGCTCATAACCTTTGTTTTATACCTAAAGCAGGTAGACGTTTATTCCAGAGATCTTTTATTTTAGGTCTCTCTTCAGGTGTTACTTTAGCTTTATTAAAATAATCATCAACTACATCTACAAATGGAATTTTAGATTTTTTAGCTTTTAGGTACATACCTTGAATCATTGCATCTACTTCTTTAGGAAGTTTAAAATATTCATCCTTATCTAATAGTCCAGCATCAATTAGAGCTCTTAAGTCTCCATCATCTGGAATGTATTTACCTTGTTTAAGATTTTCACCATCTTGGGTAAGGTGTTCTATTTCGTGTCTTATTACGTCTTTTAAATCAAAAGATAACTCCTTTAAATCAATATTGGTTGGTACTTGGAATACAATATTAATAAAAGGGTCTATATCGTCTCCATCGTCATCATACCCTGCATTTGCTCCTCCGTCAACAGAGTAAGTATCATCTGTTACTTTAATAATGGCTTGAACGTCAAAGCTCATTTTATGTTTAATGTCTGCATCTTCTTGAGGACCAATGGTAATATCAAACTCTCCATCTATACCTTTTACTATAGACTCTTTAAATGAATCAAATATAATAGAAGATATACGATTGGTAAGTTTGTCATACTTACCTTCAGTGATTTGTTCTTTAGGTCTTTTAACTGAATCTTCCCAATTTCTAAAAGTAATATTGCCTTTAAGATATGCTTCTTGTTCAATTTTAAGTAGGTGACTATCCTCTGTGGTGTTAGTGGTTTGTATGTTACCCAACCTACCTTCTAAGTTTTGTATATGGTGTATCATTTCATGAGTAAATGATCTTACAATATCTTTAGGGTGCCTTCCGTCTACAAAAAGTATGACCTCCTTTAAATTAGGGTCGTAGTATGCAGTTCTTCCAAAGAAGTTTTTAGCATTGTCTTCATCGTGCCTAATCTTTATTTCTGGTAAAGGAGTAATTTTCATCTTTTGGTCAAGCATATACTCTAATATAGAAGCCATATACTGGGCATACTCTGGTATATCTTTTTCAACTCCTTCTTTCATTTCTGGGTGAAATAGAAATTTAATTATTTTAGCATCTTTTGATACTTCTTTACCGTCTATTTCAATTCCGATAGGATAAGGTTTGGTCTTATCATCTGCCCAATATGCTACATTGTAGCTTTTATCTTTATTATTAGTTACTAGTAAACCTCTATTGTAAGTATCTTCTTCTGCTTGAAGGACAACCATTTTGTCGATAGGTAAAATATAATCACCCATAAGTTTAATATCTCCTTCATCGTAACCATCATCATTATACCTATTATCTTCATTAGATGAAAACATAGATTCAAAAAGATCTTCCATCTTCTTGTTCATTAACTCTGCTATTATGTTATCTTTCAACATTCTCATAACTTTAAATAGCTCCTCTCTGTTAAGTTCTTTTGGAAAAAAGTCAATTATATCATCAAGGTTTCCTTCTAACGCAGCTTTTCTTAAATCCGATGCTCTTACATTAGCATCAGGTGTAGACGTAATCATTAACCCTTCTACATGAGGAGTATTTTTAAATGTAGTAATTCTTTTTAAATCTGAAAAATCACTTTCATCTCTAACACCGGTAATAGCATAAAATTTATCATTAGTATTTGCTTTGGCATAATCTTTTGCTGCAAACATTGGATTCTTTTGACCATCTTCAATAATTAAACCTGGAAGATATTTAGCATACATTTTCCAAATAGCTATTGCTTCACCTTTAGTAATACCGTTTCTTTCTCCTCCTCCAGGAAATACNACTACCTTATTTATCTTTTCTGCTTTACCTTTTTCTCCTGATATAGCTTTAGTACCTACATCTTGATAGTTATCTATAGAGTAAACATGNCCTCCATGGTTGCCTTTCAACAGTCTTTTAACGACTTCGAAATGNCCTCTATGAGGTGGTTTAAATGCTCCTGGATAAAGTGCTATCATAAAAATGCTTGTACTTTTTGATCTATTTCTTTTGGAGTAGAGTGTTGTAATTTTTCTTGAAATTTAGGACTGTATATCATATCTGCAATACTATCCATAACTTCAGATTGAGATGCATCACTCTTTTCTTTTCTGTCTCTATACTTATTTTTTATATCTCTAAGTTTATCAGTTCCTGGTCCAACACCATTCTTTTGGTAAGCTTTTAAAAATGCCACCTTAATTGCTTTGTCCTCAGATCTATTATTTTTATCGTAATCCAATCCTATAATAGCTTTTTCAAACTCTTCTTTTTCTTGATTAGACATAACAACTGGTTTGAAGAAAGTACTTCCTCCTACACCGTTTTTTTCATTATAGTTCTGTAAGTAGTCTTTTATACCAGCAGGTCCATTTTTTGCTGCTGTATCAAATGCCTGTACTTCTGATTTGTATTTACCACCTCTATCATTTACAAATATTGATAGGTTACCTTTAAGCATCTTATCATATTCACCAATTAACTGGTAAACATTTCTCCAAGTACTAAATACTGCTACAGAAGGTACGTTTCTTTTTCTTGAAAAATTATTTATATAGGAAATCATTGGATGAGTATACACCATTACCATGTATACATCGTACCCTTTACTCATAAGCTCTTTTACTTTTTCAGGGTTACTAGCTGTAGTATCCCAAACAAAAGACTGCTTACTGGTCGATAGGTTTTCCGCTTCTTTGTCCGCTTGACGAACTCCTGCCCCTAGATTGTTGTACGCCGGATGATCTGGATCCTCCACGTATTTGTCCGGGTTGACTTGGTCTAGAGATTGTAGGTCTAGCTGATTGAGAAGGAACGACTTGCCTGCTCCTGCTGATCCAGCCATTACCACTACCTTGGGACGTCCTTGGCGTTCTAGTATTAGGTCTGTTAGTTTGATTTTCATTTCTTCTTCCTATATTTATTCTTTGTTGGACTTCCAACGGTTTAGGTATAACTCCGGGGACTACTCCTGGTAAGGGAATGTTTCTCGGTTGAACTTTCGGTCTAGTAGGTGTGCTATAATTACCGCCATTATAATAGAGACCGTTATTAGGGTATCCATTATTGTAATACCAATATTGATTCCACCTCCAACTATAGTCGTATCGCCAGTTGTTCCAGTACCAATTATTGTTGTAGTTAAATCTTGTATAGTTATCATACCTTTCTCTAATAAAATCATTATAAGGAACTGAGACGGTATCTCCAGCCACTGTTACGGCTAGTATGCTTTTAATCTTAGAACCTTTATTTGCTGTTTGAAGTGTATAACTCCCACAACTATATAAAGATAGTAAAATAATTACATATAAACCACTCTTTTTAAGGTTATATATCATACATATAAATAGTTAAAGTTTAATAGTAGTTGGATACATACTATATACCGGTTCAGTAGTTGGATGGTCTATTCTGTAAAACTCATAGATTGATTTAAACAGACTAAAGTTCTTTTCAATTTCTCCTATTGTTTTTATCTGCCACCCTTTACCTTGATATACACCTTCTTTTTTAGACTCTGATCTAGTGTGAGCTTTTAACCAAATTATACCTGTTCGGTCTATTTTGATACCTTTCATTTCTTCCATTGCAGTAGCATATGCAGAGAGTTGTAAGTTGTAGGTTTTATGTAGATGTTTAGACGTTTTAATGTCTAACAACCATATTTCATTATCCATTTCAACTAAAAGGTCGGCTGTACCTGCGTACTTATGTGTATCAGAGTATACAAACTCTTCTGAACTGATAAGTTTGGGTTTGTGTTTCTTCCAAAACTCAGCAAACCTGCAAATTTGTTTCCATGTTATTTCAGAATATTTAGCTCTACCATAGTCATCCATCCATGTAACTTCTCTACCCATTACTAAGTCTTCAGCAGCTTCATGAACCTGTGTTCCTTCTTTAGCAGCATGACGAGCAATAAGGTCAGAATTATGACCTACGTCTTTCAACCAATTTTCAAAAAATTGATTACGGGGCATATACTGAAGTACTGTAGTTACGGACGGGTAAAATACTCCTTCTGACCTTTTATAGACTCGTCGATCTAAAAAATTAATTTGTTCTAGTTTCTGATTATACTCTAATCGTTGGTTACTAGCCTCTTTGAGGATGTTAGTACCTTGTTTAATCATAATTGTAATTTATGCATCATTAGACCTGATAAATCTAATTCTTGTGCTTGTTGGGCAAATGTAGTGAAAGTCCTAAAACCCATTTCAGATGGATCTTTTCCTTTAATGTCCAATAGAAAGACTTTTTTACCCTGGTTTAAAAACTGTTCTGATATTTGTACTGCTCTAGAATGAGCATCTTCATCTAAAGCGATGTAAATATCTGTTAATGGGGACATTAATATTTTTGTATATAACGTACTAGATAACGATTTACCTAAAATTGGTATTGCATTCCTTTTGATTGCCATTGCATCAAACACTCCTTCACATAGTACAATTGGTAAGTTCCAATTGATTAAATTTTCGAAGAATATTATGTCTTTTGAGGCTTCAGGATTTTTGTATTTATAATAGTTGCCATCGTAAGTTCGTGCAACAAAGAAATTGAGTTGATTGGACTCAGAATAACTTGGGATAATAATTCTTCCTCCATAGTCTCCAACTGTGCAGTATCCAATCCCATATTTAATAAAATCATTATCGTTAATTCCTCGTTCATATAGATATCTTTTTACTTGTTTAGCAGCAAATGAATTAGGGTCTGAATTATATAATAACTTAAACTCTTTCGGTAGTTCAACTACTGTGTTATTAATATAATTAGTTTGGGCACCTTTAGGTAGATACTTTAATATATCTTTTGCCTGTTGAGTTGGAGTTTTTAATTGTCTTAAGAGAGACCGTATTGATCTACCTCTTGTTTGACATACCCAGCATTCCCAAGGGTTCTCATTTTTTTCATTTGTAAGGAAATTGATCTCTAATTTAGGTTTACGATGATTGCAAAATGGGCAACTAAAAGCATAGTTATCTCTACTTTTCTTATTTGCCTTACCTAAAATATTCTCAATGGATCCTAAAAGGAAAGTATAATCCATAAAACCAGTCCGTTTCTTATTTAATAAGATAGGAACTTTTTACTTAATAACCAACTTAGTCTTTAGAAACTATTTCGTTAATAGCAGAAGCAACTGATTTTCTTATTAGCTCTTGATTACCCGTGTCTAAATATTCTTCTAGTTTGGATGTGATTGCTTCAGTTAATTTATCAATATCTGAAGAAGTAAATTCTAATTGAGTTTTTTCAATTACTTTTTTATTTTCTAATATTATTTTTGATAGTTTCATAGCTAATTAGGTTACGTCCATTTCATATGAGTCTGCATCTATACTTTTCATTCTTAAAGCGTCTATGACGTCTAAAACATCTTTGTCATCGTGCATTCCATTATCAGGTAAATCTAAACCTGTAAGTTTCTTAATATATTGTTTAGCTTTATGATGATCATCTCCTCTTTGTTTTTCTCCATTTATAGTAATAGAGTAAAGCCTACCACCCGGGTATGCATAAGAAAACGTAATCCTCTTTGTGTTCTGCTCCAATATAATATTAGATAACTTCATTGTTTAAAAATTTTGACTGTTAGATCACCTGTTCCTTTTATTAGACGGTGATATGTCTCTTTAGGTATAAATAGTTTCTTTTTAGTTAATCTCTGTGGTATACTGTTGTCCAGTTGGAACATCCAATCTGTATCGTGAGTAGATTCCACATACCTATCTTCTTTGTCTCTGTGCCATACAAATTCAAAAGAAGGAGTTCTATGTAAAAACTCTCTTAAAGTATAACCGTCTTGTTCTAATTCTTTATATGGTAACATTATCACATTTAGGACACTTATAGTAAGGTCCATTTTGTATAGAAGATATGAAAATTAATGCAACTTTACAACTTCTACATAACTTCATCCTACCAGTAACCTGAGAAGTTAGCTGAACCTCCTAATGATTTCCAGTAGCGTCCAATATTACAGGACCAGTATCCTGCTTTTGTTTTGTCTTTCTTAGTAGCACATTTATGGCGTGCTGCAAATGATGCTCTTGCTCCTTTTTGTTTAAACTTAACAGATAGGTTAGTATCTCCAAAAGATACTTTTTTTACGTTGCCTTTTTTAGATTTAACATATACGTAGAATTTTTTAGAGCCTCCACGTTTAGGTTTATTAAGTTGTACTTTTTTACCTTGGTACTCTAATTCATTCATATAGTCTACAGAAGCTTTTAACATGTCAAATCCATTATAATCAAAAGATTCGTTTTGTACATTAACTGCTTTTCTGAATTTATCCATATCGATTGTACCTCCAATTGATTCAACAAGCTCTTTAATTAGGTCGTAATCAATCATTTCATCTATAGAAGCTGCTTCATCAATAGTATCTTCATTTTCAATCATACTATCAATCATGCATCCAATTTCAAAAAGAGGATTAGCTTTACCTGCTGACATCATAGGTAGGTCTAAAGGTACTCTCATACCGTTATAATCTGCATACTCCCCTATTTCAGTTGTTTCTAATAGTTCAACATCTTCTTCGCTAAGTTCTATTTGCTCGTCTCTAAGAGCTTCCCTTGCCTCTTTAAATAATTGTATAAAGGCATCAGAGGAGTAACGGTAGATATTCTCTGATAAAGTGAGCTTATTGTCTAAGTGGTACTGTAAGGATGGTAATCCTATAATTTCTTTTAGTTGTATCATTCGAAAGTTCTTTTTACGTTTAATGCAGCTACTATATCATCTAATACGTTTTCATCTTCAATATGAAGAATAGCATCAACCAACCAATCTGCTCCTTGTTCTTGGTACATTTGGTTAAGTTCATTTCTTGCTACGTTTAACCTTTCATTAACGCCGTTGTGATCTTCAAGTATAATGGTACTTATTTTCATATATATAAATAGGTGTGTTAACGTTATACGGAGTTACAAAGCTTTTTTATACTATTGTAAACAAGTTTATTAAATGGTTCTAACTGTGTACCATGTACTATAATATGTACTCTAGGTGTTGAGCTATTATTCCAAACACTGTGTATGTTAGATATGTCCACCAAACAAGCTCCACCATCAACTGGGAAAGGTACATCACCTTTATCTTTCATTCGGAATACACAACCTTCGGGTTGATTTAGTCCTATATTTAGAGGGTTTAGTTTGTTCCAACTTCTATCATTGTGAGGTAGTATGTAACCTCCTGCCTCTAGGTACATAATCCTTACTCTAGCTAAATCAGTAAATGGAAGTGATTTTATAAACTTATAAATAATAGGGCATCTATCTGTAACTTCATTACAGTAGCCGTAGTTAATATCTTTTTCTGTTTTATTTACACTGTCTTCATAGTCATTCCATCCCCTAGTTCTATCAAATGCTTCTCCATGTATACATACACTAGACCATCCTTTATGACTTTCACTATCTCTATGTTCTACCAAAAGGTCTTTTATCTGCAATGCTTCACTTAACATACTTTTATAATCTGCATTTGGTAAATCAACAGGTAGATACGGCCAGTTACTATCGTCAACAGCCCAGTTGACTAAATGTGCATAATGTTCATACGTAGGAAGGGTTTCTTTTTTGTAGTCTAAAGTCCAACTGTTACCGTTAAAAAATTTTAAGAGCTCATCCATTTGAATCTATGTTTAGTACCAGCTAATATAGTATGTTCTTTAACTGCGTCAACAAAGTATTCAGATAAATTTATAGAACGTCCTGGAGGGTAAAGCCTCATACCAATTTCTGTATAAAAAATATTACTTGTATAGGTAAAATTGTTTTTGTCAACGGTGTCTTTTATTCTATAAATTAAAGGGTCTGGGTTATTGAATAAATCAACTTCTATATATTCATGATTTAAGTTTCTATATTTATCCCAAAATACCAACCACTCTTTAGTTCCGCCAAAGAATTTTACCATTTGGTTAAACTCATTTTGATCTTGTTCACTATAGGTAACTTCTCCATGCCATATGGGTGTAAATTTTTCAACGTTACGAATATAGTAGTGTACCGTGTTTAAATAATTGGTTCCATCCCAATTTTCAACTAACCATTTTTTAAATCTTAATGCTTTTGCATTAATATCGTAATAGATAACTGAAGTATTTTCATTAAAGTTACACAGCTTTAAAAAGTTTAACGCAAAAAACCCTCCTGCAATACAAAATATATTGTCTAAAGAGTCAGGTAATGTATCGATAGTTTGTACTGTGTTTAATATTTGTTCAGGATCATCGGTATTATATACCCAAATACAGTCTTTATAAAGGTTAGGGTCCGTTCTATTTAACCAATCAACTTGTTCCCTACACATGTCGTTTTGGTCTTCTTTCTCAGTTTTATTAAGTAGTATGTTTCTAAAGTCTTCACTTCCTTCTGCATAAAGGTAATGTTTTACTTCTCTTATATTAGAATTAAAAGCTTCTATCTTACCTCCTTGTTTTGCAACTTCATTTATGATGTTGTATCCTTTTTCTAAGTACCCTGTNTATTTTATAGTTTTGTTTGTAGAAAATATTTCTAAAGGTGTGTATTCATCGTGTATGTTTTGCTTACTTCTTTTTACTTTGGAAAGAGTAAAGTCTATGACACTGCCTTTTTCACCTATAGATTTGTTTTCAAAATTAGTCCATAATTTAGTTCTAATTAAAAAACACTGTAGGTGAGGAAAGAAGTATGAAGTACCTTCAACAATCGGTGTCTCAAGTAAGTGACCTACAAAGTCCGGTTTACTGTCTAAAAGTTTTTCTAAAGTATCAAAAAAATTAGGTTCTACAAAAGTTCCTACTGCTACTAATAAAGTGTATTCTGTTTTAGATTTATTTAGTATTTCTTCTGCTGTTGCACCCTCTATAATAGTCGGTGGGTTTCCTTTGTACCTAAATGATGAAAGTCTAAGTTTAAAATACGACACCTCCGAAAGTGTTAACGCAACCTTTCCTTCATTAATAAACCCTGGGTTAAATAAACCTACTGTAATCATTATTTAAAATCTTTTCTATAAAATTTACCTAATACATTATCGTTAATATAGTTATCACGGTTCTCAAGTACTTCGTTAATGAATAAATGTTTGCACTCATAGTAAGTTAATAACTTCTTAGTGGGTACAAATTCTAATATCGTCCTAGTAAAGTCTTTAGGTTCACCTTCTTTAACTAACTTTAATATTTCTTTTTGAGAACCGTAATAAGTCTCCCAATCTGACTCTGTAATTATTTTCTGCTTGGCAGGAGTTCTACCACCAATGCCTTTTTCTTTTCTTTCTAATCTTAACTCTTCTAATGCTCTTTTTCCTAGTCTTTTGTTACGTTCAAAAAAGAGAACCTTTTTGCCAATGTATCTAATACCGGTTGGGAGGTGTTTAGTTTCGTAGATAAAGCCATAGGTGCCTTCAGGCATATCACTTATATCTGTGATCATCCTCCCTTGGTACCACCAAGTCGGGTTTGTCATTTCCATAGTTTTTGGTTTTGTCTCTAGAGCTGTTTAGATTTTAGCTCATCGATTTGTAACTGCTGGTTCTTAATAGCTTCTATTAATAACGCGACTATTTTATCATAACGCACTGCCTTGTAGCCATTTTTTCTGTTAACTACTAATTCTGGCAACACTTTTTCGATCTCTTGAGCAATAACACCAACATCGTGGCCGCTATGCTCAGAATTATCATTCCAATCAAATTCATATCCTCCTATTTGATTTATTTTATCTATTGCTCCTTCTATAGGAGTAATGTTATCTTTTAATCTTTCATCAGAAGAAGCAAATGCTATAATATCTCCTGAAGCTGAAATTAGTCCATCTACAATGATATTACCTTCAATATTAATAGAACCTGATCCAGATATACTACTTGTCTTTAAATCTAAATTACCTCCTAATTGAGGTGTTGTATCTTCAACTACGCTATTAATACCTGATGCTCCAATAATTGAAGCAAGTGATGCTGAAACGTCTGCTATGTTAGGTAGGGTGAAAGTATTAGTTGCTTCTAATGTACCGCTAATAATTTGATTACCTACAAAAGTATTGCTACCTGTTATAGCATATGAACCTGTTACGTTCCTTAAACTGGTTGCAGCAGTACTTAATGTTGTTAGTCTTGTACTAACAGATGAACTATAACTACCTGTGATAACTGAAATGTCTTGAGCTATACTTGCTGAAGTAGTTGTTATAGTAGATGCTAAAGAAGCACTCGTTGATGTAAATGAACCACTTATGTCTGTGGCAATTTGAGCTGAACTAGAAAGTACTCCGTTAGTTGATAGTAAGGAACCTGTCAATCTAGTACCTCTAAAGTCTCCATTAAATGAACCTGTAAATGATGATCCAGTGAACCCTATAGCTTGAATATCTGCTGTACCGTAGTAGTTACCTTGATGTAATATACTACCGGTAAATCTATGCATATCATCAACAGAGTTACCAGATACTGTTGAACCAGATTTAAACGATATAGAAGAACTAACCAATACTGTTTCATATTGATTAGCTATAAGTGTACCTAACACTGTTACATTACCTTGAAACTGTCCTGAGCCTGAGATTGAAAGGTGACTGGCATCGTAGTTATATGTAAAATCAGTTGATGAGGTAAAAAAGGATGAAGATATATTATCTGATCCAGATTTGATTTGTATGTTATATTGTTCTCCTACTGCTGTTGGTAGGTATATTGTCTCTCCACTGTCTAATGAAGATGATTTATGTAGTACTAGTCCATAAGGATTAGAGGTAGTTCCAAGTAACGATGAGGAGTAGTATAACTCTCTAAAGTTCTGATCTAATTCAGTATGTGATAAAGGACTACCTTTTGTCCCTCTAAACGTAATAGCCATTGTTATCTATTTTCTAAATCTTTAACTCTTGATTCTAATTCCTTAATAGCTTCAAGTAATAGCGGCACTATGCCGCCGTAGTCTACATTAAGATAGCCATTATTATCTTCAGAAACAACTTCTGGCAGGACTTTTTGTACTTGCTGTGCAATTACACCTGCATTTCTTTCTTGTTTATCTTTCCAATTAAAATATACTCCGTCGATAGCATTTACTCTATCCATTGAATTATCAATTGGGTAAATATTTTCTTTTAGTCTTTCATCTGATGACTGTAGTACAGTTCCAGAAGCTCTTATACTCCCAGATACGTCTAACGCATATGATGGCATGTTAGTAGACTCATTAATCTTAATTCCTACACTACCTGTTGTATCACAAACAAATCCTGCTCTAGTTTCAATTACTGATGAACCAGAGAATAAAGCTACTCTTTGATCTGATCCTGCATTTTGTAATCCTCTAATTAAAGAGTATGTAACTGAGCCTGAGTTAATAGGAACGTTTGCACTACTTGTATAGTGAAGGTTTAAGTTTTGTCCATTAGCTGATAAAGAGCTTGAATAGAAAAACGAACCAAAGTTCTTATCCAGTTCTGAATAAGTTAAGGCTTCTGTTTTATTCGCTCTAAAAGTAATTGTCGACTTAGGCATTATATATCAAATTTTACAACAAACGTCATATCCACATTATCTGACTTTGGAATTGGTCTGTTAGTTTTTGCAACTGCAATTAATTCATTTGCTTCATTATAAAGTCCAATACTTGTTATGTAAGGTCTAAAATCAACACCACTAATATTATTCTTAATGGTTGCACTTGAACCAGTAATCGCTGATGGATTAAGGGTAAAGTTACATTCAGACTCTTTTACAGTACAGTGAACGTTATATGTATAAATAGGTAGGTTTGATTTCCATTGGACGTTTAACCTTCCATATGTTGAATAATATCTAGCAACGTCAGGGTCCGTTATTACTGCGTTACCTTGATTGTAGATAATATCCCCAACTTGTCGTTCGGAATTAGTGTAAGAAGCTTCTCCTCCAGATATTATAAGTCTCCCTTGACCGTCGTCAAT